GCTTGCGGGTCTGCTCGGCGTTGATGACATATTCGCCCGCATGCACGACGCCGGCGGGCTGGAACTTGCCGCCCGGGCCGGTGAACCCGCCCGACGCGAAGCCCACCATTTCGAGCGGCCCCAGGTCGAAGACATTGCCGATATCCAGCGGGGCGAGCGACGAGATGCCGAGCGGGGCGGCAGCGGGCAGATTGGAGAAGAGATCGCCACCGCCGCCGAACGCCGAGCCGGCAAGATTGAGGCCGAGGTTGAGGAACGAGCCCAGCCCTCCGCCGCCGCCCGCTCCCAACAGCAGCGAGAGCAGCTGGGTGAGCCCCGACCCGAAATCTCCGAGCAGCGGGATCTGCGCCTGCAGCGCCGCCGCGGCATCGTTGGCCGCGCCGCTCATCAGGTTGAGATTGTCGTTGGCGGCGGCGAGCAGGGCCGGGTCGATCACCAGCAGCTCCGAATAGGCCCCGGTGAATTGCTGGTTGGCGTCGAACAGCGGGCCCTGGTCGCCATAAATGGCCAGGACGGAGGGCGCATTAGAGCCGGCGCCCCCGAGCGCAATTGAGGTCTGGCCGGCGGCGCGGCCCAGCGCCTCGATCTGGGGTATCGTCGATCGGTACGCCGCGTTGACCTGCGCCGCTGTCAGGTTCAGGTCCGACGCGAGGCCGCTATATTTCTCCCCACCGATCTTGTCCGTCATCAACTTCTCGGCGAGCGGCGCTCCGGCCTTGCGCCGCACGAAATCGGTGAAGGGCCGGATGATGAACTCCTGCTGGAATTGCAGCGCGAGGTCGCCGAGCAGGTTGCGCACGATGTCGAGCGGATTCTTGAGCTCGAGCGCAGACTGCGCCGCGCGCCCGAACGCGCCGGCGAAATCGTCGGCGAAGCGCTGGGTGCGGCGGTCGAGATCGTCGAGTTGGTCGGCGAGTAGCTGCAGCTGGCGGTCCGAGATTTCGGGGAGCGTGAGCGTGCGCCGCGCGATCGCCGCCTCGAGCGGATTTTGGTTCGCCTCGCGGGCGAGCTTGAGCGCGATAGCCTTGCGGCTTTCGAGCGTGGCGAGGCGGATGCGTGCCTCCTCCTTGTCGACCTTACTCGCGGACTCTGACGCGATCAGCTGCTCGGCGGTGATCCGCTCGATCCGGAACTCGTCCTCGACCAGGCGCAGCGCGATCGCCTGCCGCTCGATCGAAGATTTCGATATCTGCTCGACCCCGCGCAGCAGATCCATCTCGCCACGGATCTGCGCGACCTGGACGCCCGCCAGCTCTTCGCTCTGCTGTGAGGCCAGCTCGACGTTGATCGTGCGCAACTTCTCGGCGCGGACCTGCTCATTGGCCTCGAGCAGCTGCTGCCCCATCGCGACGGTGTATTTCTTCGCCGCCACATCGGCGTTGATCGAGACGGCGAACTTGTCCGCCTCGATGTTCACCTGCTGCCGGTCGATCTCGGCGATCTGGTTGAGGTCGGTGATGTTGACCCGCTTCGCCTGCAGCAGCTCGTCGTTGAGCCGCGCGAGATCCGACTGGAACGCCTCGTTGTTGCGGATGGAGGGATCGGTCTTGGGCTTCTTCGATCCACCGCCGCCGCCCGACAGGAAATCGGGGAGGTCGAGCCCCCCCAGCGCTGGCGGGTTGTTCCCCGGCTTGGGTGGGGCGAGGATCATGCCCTTATATTCGGCGGTGAGCTTGCGGAGGTTCGCGAGCGCCAGGCTCTTTTCGCGCGGGTTCGCCTCGATCCGGATGCCGCCGCCGCCACGGCCATAGCCGCGCGGGCTTGAGCTGTTGAGGCGGACGACCTTGTCGCGCGCGGACTGCAGTTCGGAGCGAACGATATCGGGCGTGCGCTGCGGGTCTGGCGCCATCGCATAGCCACCGACGGCTCCGGCTACGAGCCCGATGCCGGCGCCGTAAGGGCCGAGTGCACGGCCGATGCTGAGACCGGCGAGCCCGCCGAGGAGTGCGAACGCTTCCTTGGGGTTGGTCGCCATGAACTTCGCGACGCCCGCCGCAGCCTGCCCCATGGCATTGGCGAGCTGGAGGATAGCGCCGGCGTTGTCCGCGACAATGCCGGCAAGGTTGACCTCCAGCACCTTGTTCATTGCCGCGAGCTTGTCGCTAAGCTCGTCGGCGCGGTTTAGCTGGCTGTTTGACAGCACCAGCCCCAGCCGTTCGGCCGCCGCCGCATATTCGAGCACCGCCTTGCGCCCGCCGGAAAGCAGCGTATCGAGTTGCTGCCCGGCCTTGCCGAACAGCGCGACTTCGACCGCTGCGCGCTGCGCCGGATCCTGCACCTTGGCGAGCTTGTCGGCGAGCTCGGGGATCACCTCACCGGCCGTCTTCACATGCCCCGACGAATCGCGCACCGAGATGCCGAGCGCATCGAACGCCTTGCTTGGCTTCGCCGCGCCAACCGAGGCTTGGCCGAGCGACAAGGTGAGCTTCGCCAGCCCCTTGTCCATCGTCTCCTGCTCGATGCCGACCTGCGACGCAGCATAGCGATAGACCTGCAGGTCGCGCGTGGTGACGCCGAGCTGCTGCGCGGTTTCGCCGAGCGACGAAGCATAGTCGAGCGCGCGCTTACCGGCTGCGGCTAACGCGGTGACGGCAGCGGCGCCCGCGAGCGTGCGCAGGCCGTTGCCGACCGTGGCGGCTTGGCGCTCGATGCCGGCGAGCGAGCGTTGCATCTTCAGCGCCTGGGAATTGAGGGTTTGTGCGGCCCTCTGCATGTTCGATTCGAACGTCGCGACCTGCGCCTGCAGATCGATGACAAGGCTGCCCACCTGGGCCATCTATCGCCTCCTCGCGCCGCCACGGAAACTCGTCTTGCCTGAGGCAAGCTTGCGAGCCTCGCGCTCCACGCCTTTGCCCATGCTCTCGCCGATCGCCCTGATCGCAGCCGCGCCATCCTCGTCGAGCGCCGGGCGCATGAACGGTTCGGCCGCCGAATGCTCAGTGCCGAACTCGACCAGATGCGCCCGGCGTGAAGTGGGAGTCCGGAAGCCAACCACCACGTTCGATTTGCCGCGCGTCGCCTTCGCCGCGCTCGACACAATAATCGAATCGCGCAGATCGCCGGTGCGCACCGGCACGCGCTGCTTCATGCCATTCGCGATCACCCGGCCGCCGGCGCGCAGGCCATTGACGGTGACGCGCTTGGCGACGCGCTGCGGCAGTGCCTTGAGAAGCTTCTGGAGCTCCTTCGCGCCGCGGATTCCGGTCGTCACCGCCATACAGGATCTCCCGCCGGGTGTGTGGGCGACGCCCCGCTGATGGAAAGGCGCAGCGGAGCGTCGCCCGATATGGTGGGCGCCCGTGCACTCGCCCGCCACACCGCCGCTCGAGGGTTGCCAGCCCGCCGAGCGAACTTGTTCGTTGAAGGCCCCATCACCTATCCTCGAGAATCAAGCTCGAGGCCGTACCGCGCGGCGACGAGTTCGCCGCGTAAATCCTTGAGCTTGCGTTCAAGATCCGCATTGAACTTAGGCACAATATTAGTGGCGAGTTCTGCATTGATACCTTCCCGGCTCAGGCCCGCCGCTGCAAGTCGGCGGCATTCGTCGAGAAGAATGGGGCCGATCGCTTCAAGATATTGTTCATGCGCAAGCCGAACAAACGCATCGATATCTTCGGGCTTCACTTCACCACTCCACTATCCCGGCCGTCGCGACCACGCTTTACTGCAAGCGTCCAGGCTTTCGAGCCTTCGCCGGGGCGTTCGCGGGTTACCTCATTCACGTGCCAGGTCGAGCCTGCGAAAGTGACCATCGAACCAGGCTGATACTCGTCACCGTCACGGTACACGCCACGATAGGTAACAGCGGGGAGCGCCTTTACCGCCGACAACTCGTTCTCCAGCTCGACGACGCGATCGAAGACATCTCGAAGCAGGGTCGTCAAAATATCCGATTTGGTAAGCAACGTCGTGAACAACGACATTAATGCCCGATGATCGCGCTGCCTGTAGCTGATGATCTGATCGGAATCTCCTGCTCCTGCACCTGAAATGTCTTTAAACTCTTTGAACCAGGAATAAGTTGTTTTGCTGTTATCGATGTACTTTTGCGTTCCATCCACCAATGCCCTGTCGATCATCTTCGCCCAGCCATCCTCACTGGCTGAGCGCGTCGCCGAGCGGCGGCTCGTCTTGCGGGCCTTGCTGAGCATCAGAGCCGCACAACCCGGCTGCGCCGCGCACTAGCGGACGGAGCTGGCGCCAGCTGGTCATTCAGTCGCAATACACGCGTCGGTTTCGACGGAAGACCGAGCTTGACGCGGCGAATCTCCTCCTCGGCTCGGTCGATTTCAAAGCGGAGATGTTCACGGCGCAAAGCGCGAACGATGGCCTTCTCCCGCTGGGTTATGGGGAGATCACAAACCAGCTTGTCGCCGATCGCCATGTCGTAGAGAGATAGTCGCTTCGACGGCAACCGCACCACACCGCCGGCCTGAGACGCCGAGCCTTTCAAGCTCTCGATGCGCGCATCCGGCTGGGCCGGAACGGCAACGGCCGAAATTTCCAGGAGCTCCCAGACCCTGAAACGCACGCCGCCGGCGGGTAATACCACCCAGTCGATGGGCCTAAAGCCGATGCTAACATATCGTCGCAAGCCGTTCCGGATCAGGGACCAGGCGCGATCGCAAATTTCCTTCGCAGCCCCGTCCGCCGGTTTGAAGATTCGCGCGCGAAACCGGATGCCAGCATCCGTTGCATCGGCGGACTCGACCTCGCCAGCCGCCTGCTTGTGATCGTGATCAAGCAAGAAAGGGATGGGCATCTGCCACTCGGCACCAAGCGGCTCGACGATGTCGCCGACCCGATCCATGCGAGGCGTCGAGGCCACCCCCTCAATTACCCGGGCGTCTTCGCTAACCGTGCGAACGGTCAGACTAGAAAATGCGCGATCCATAACACCCCCTTGGATTCAAGCGAATGTCGCCGACAGAGGTGCCCAGGGAAAGGCGGTCTGGGGCACTCACGGGCAGTTCCGGGAACTTTGATCGCCTTTTTTTTTGATCCGAGCTGCTCGGAAGCGGGCGAGATCTTCGATGTGATATTGGACCTTCTTCCCGAACTTCCGGTACGGAATCGGCTCGTCAGTGCCGCGGCGATTGCACAATGTTTTCGCCTCCAGAGCGACCAACCGGCCAGCATCCTTCTCAGCGACATATCCATCGAAGCTAATTTCGATCTCGCGAACCGAAATCTCGAGCCTGATCACCGCCAGCTCAGCAGCAACCGGATCGTCCATTGCGCCCTTCGTCAAACCAGCAGACAGCGTGCCACCGCAATGCGGGCAGGTGGTCATTTCAAGACCCTCCGCAGGGCATGATCGGACCATCCGCGGCCTTGGAAAAATAACCTTTGCGGATCGGGCAGACTGAGGCCCCAATGACGATTGCCGCCCCCCTGCCGCTTAGGCCACGCGAGAGCGCCATCAGAGGGCAGTTGGGTCTTTGAAACCTCCGGTCGCGCAGAGGTCCTGTGCGCCCTCTTGGCTGCGAATTGCGCGGCCCTTGAACGGTGGCGCGGCGCGGAATTCCGCCTACCAAGAAAAAAATCTCCAAATGAGATGGACGGCGGTCCGGATGGGCACCCGCCGCTGAGGTTCGTGGGGCCCCCCCCCCC